AAAAGAAAAAAAATAATCCAAGAATCTAAAGTAATTAAAAATAAAAATAATAATTTTAGAGAGATAGAAAGATTATCTGAGTCTGAAAAACAATTAAATGTTGCCAAAGAAGTTATAAAAAAATATTCACAAGCTAAGGTAATTGGTTTGACAAATATGAAAAATTTGGTTATAGAACATAAAGGCGAACAAATAAGAATAACACCAAAAGGACGAATACTATAATGGAATTGATATATGTAAATGGACTGGGTCCTAACTATAAAGGTGATAACATATATGAATTTATATTTGGTAGTAAAGAAGATGTTTGGGGTGAGGGTTGGGAATCAAAACCTTGTAACGGAAATCCAAATCCCCCAAGTATCGAAAACATAAAAAAGGTTGGAGTTCTAAAACAAAGTGAAATAGAATTAACTTTGGTTCAAGACTCCGATTTTTTTTCTATGGAAGATGCAATGGATAATGTAATTGCTCTTGCATGGGAAACAGAAACAAATGATTCTGATTTCACAAGAAAGAAAAGATTGGTTTTTCATTTTGGTGATTCAGAACAATCCGTTAAGGATAAACTATATGAACAAGATATTGTTCTAGAATTTGAAAAAAAGGTTGTTTATGAAAAATAAAATTATTAAATTAATATCAGAAGGGTTTTCTATGAAAACTTTGGTTAATATGTCTGAAAAACAAATTGATACTTTATACAAAAGAATCAATGAAAATAAGAAAGAAGCCAAAGAGGCCGTAAAAAAAACAACTACTACCACAACATTTAAAATGAGTGATGATTCTGATAGAAAGGGGCTTGAGGATATGTTAGGTAAGAAAGGTATATCCGCGTCATATAATCCCACTGCTGATCAAATAACGATTACATCAGGTAAACAAAAAGAGTTAGGTGAAGCTAATAAGAAAAAGAAAAATAAATCAAAAAACCCTTGGGCTATTTGTACCTCAACTATGGGAAAAGAATTTGGAACAACAGAAAGAAGTGATTGGTCAAAATCACAAATGAAAAAATATGAAAAATGTGTTTTAGATGTTAAAAAATCAATTAAGGAAGGAAAAGATCCTTATGAGACAATTTTAGAAAATAGAGTTTTAGAAATATTAAAACAGTCAGTTTCTCCAAAAATGACAAAAAGAGATTTTTTAAATACTTTGTATACTAAGTCTATTTCTGAGGCAGAAGAAGCTCCTGTTAAAGCACCACCTAAACCTAAAACACCTACTAAACCAGGAAAACCTGGAACACCATATCAACCAAAAATAAAACCAAAACCTAAAGCTGAAGATTCAGATATACCAACTTGGTTTAAATGGGAAAATTTAGGAATTAAATTAAAGAAATAATATGGCAAAGAAAAGAATACAAGAAGCACCTATTGATTATGGTGATAGGCCCGAAAGAATGGATCCCGAGTTGGAGAGAAAATTGGGTACAGGTGAAACTCCGTTTGGAACACATCCTGGTTTTCCAAAATTAAAACCAACTGCTAAATATAGAAATTTTGAAGAAATAATTGCATCTAAGAGATTTAAAGACGTTGTTGATAAAGTAAAACAATATACAGGTGTAAGACAAGTCACAGGTAATGCTTTACAACAATTAATGATGTCAATGATGCAGGCTTACAATAGAATACAATCAATCGAATCTAGACACAAAAATGAGTTAGAGAGATTGGCAGTTGATTTAGTTGTAAAAGAAACAGGTGTTCCACCTGATGCATTTCAATATGATGTTAAGATTGTTGGAATGGGTGAAATTGATTTAAGCGCTATGGCCAAACAATCTGAAACACCTGATGAGGAGGAAATTGAACAACAATTTGGTGTTAACCCAACAGAAGAAATGGAAGACTTTATGTCTGCTATGGAAAAATTTGATTTGGAGAAGGCTAAAAGAAGATTTATAAACGCTTTAATACAGGGATCGGCTAAAAAAAGTCATTATATGTTTGTCTTAGTTAAAGACGAATTAGATAGAATGGATCCAAATCTTTTAAATTTATATGGTGTTTTAATGTCTGTAAATGATTTGCTTTATTGGATGTTACCTGACCAACAATTACAAGCGGCCGCTGGTTCAGGACAGATGGGTGGTGGAAGTGAAGAGATTGATGATCAAACAGATCCACCAACAATCAAAGTTAGAGCCCTTACTTTCCCAATTGCGGTTCACGAATTGGTTAAAGGTATTATGGACGTAATTGGGACCCAAGGGTTACCTGACGATCCAAGACAATCAGAAATGATTATGGGTGAAACAGACACTTTACCAAATGAAATTTGGGATTTAAGACTTGGACCAGTTCTTTGGGAAAAGTTAACAGAGTCTTTCCCTGATGAAGTATTTGAAGAAGGTAAAAGACATATACAACATTATTTGTTTACAAGATTTTCTAGATTGTCCGCATCTGAATTCTTTGCTCTATCCAAAAAAATACTAAGAGGTGATGACGAAGCCAAAATCATACTCCAAAGAATGGTTAACGATATAATGTCCGAACTAAAAAAACAAGATTTAAGTGATAGCGGATTTGATACAGGAGAAGACGACGATGAGGATAATGATGATTTGGTTAGATAAAATATAATATGATTATTAATGTCATCTCTTACAAAAGAGCAAGTTCTTATAGAATACGTTAAGTGTCAAAAAGACACCGAGTATGCTTTTAAAACATATCTTCAAACTTACGATCAAACTGTATCAAAATTTGTTCCTTTAGAACTTTTTACGGATCAAGTTAATCTAATTCAGGATTACGAAAACTTTGAAGAAAACATTGCATTGAAATATAGACAGGCTGGTGTGTCAACTGTAACTGCCGCTTGGATATCAAAAAAGTTAGTATTTGCACCAAAAACCAAACCTGAAAAAATTCTAATCATAGCCAACAAACTTGACACCGCTCAAGAAATGGCAAATAAAATTAGAACCTTTGTTGGTCAATGGCCAAATTGGTTAGGTATATCTTTTTCAGACGAAAAAAACTCACAAAGACATTATAAATTAAGTAATGGATGTGAAGTCAAAGCTGTTGCAACTTCAAAGGATGCATTAAGGGGTTATACTCCAACAATACTTGTATTTGATGAAGCTGCGTACATTGAAGCCGATGGTGATTTTTGGGCGGCTTGTATGGCCTCATTATCAACAGGAGGTAAGGTAATAGTTGTATCAACACCTAATGGATTTGATCCAATATATTACGATATCTATGCTCAGGCATTAAAAGGGATGAATCAATTCAAAGTTTCTGAAATGTTTTGGTATAGAGACCCAAGATATTCAAAAGATTTATATTTTGTCGAAACTGATGATATAATACATTTTTTACTTAATCGTGAAGAATACTCTGAAGATAAAATAAAAGCTTTTAATTATCCTGAGTTTGACTCTGAAAGAGATCTTAGAATTAAAGATATGATGTCATTGGGTTATAAACCATCTTCTCCTTGGTATGAAAAGATGGTAAAAAAACTCAAATACGATAAAAGAAAAGTTAATCAAGAACTTGAATGTCAGTTCTTAGGATCTGGTGATAACGTATTTGATTCAAATCTTATGACTCGTATTCACGAGAACATGATTAAAGAACCACAAAATAAAATGATGTCAGGTTCTCTTTGGATTTGGGATGAACCAATAATTGGTCATAAATATGTTATGGGTGTCGATGTTAGTAGAGGAGATAGTGAAGACTTTTCAACATTCCAAATAATTGATTTTGACGAGAAAAAACAGGTTGTTGAGTATCTTGGTAAGCTTCCCCCTGATACATTAGCTGAGATTTGTTATAAATGGGCAAATATGTACTCTGCTTTTGTTGTAATAGATATATCAGGAGGAATGGGAGTATCAACATCAAGAAAAATGCAAGAACTTGGATACAAAAATTTATATGTTGATGGTGTTGACTACGCTAACAAATGGAAATGGGATCCAAAAGCAGTTGAAAAAATACCAGGAATTAATTTCAACTCAAAGAGAGTTCAAATAATCGCAGCATATGAAGAGGCTTTACGTCATGGATTTAATGTAAGAAGTAATAGACTTTTTAATGAAATGAATACTTTCATTTACATAAATGGAAGACCAGACCATCAAAAAGGACAACACGACGATTTAATTATGGCAATATCAATGGCTTGTTATGTTGCCGAGTCATCATTTACAAATCTTACAAAAGTTACAGAACAAACCAAATCAATGATTGACGCTTGGACTGTTAGATCTAATGACGATTTTCAGAAACAAAATGAATTTAATCCTGTTGTTCCAAATTATTCGGCTAAACCAAAAGATTCCATATATTCAAATAACCCAACCAAAAACGATTATCAAAACTATTTATGGTTGTTCGGTAAACCGAGATAACTTTAGATTTTACTTTAATATATTAGATTTTGAATATGGAAAATAATGATAAAAATTTAACGGTTTGGCAAAGATTATCAAAAGCCTTTGGACCTAATTCACTTCTAAGTCAAGATTACCCAACATATAAATTTGATAGGAAAGAATTATTAAAGACAACTAGTAAGGCTGATTATGAAAAAGAAAAGCTACAAGCACAACAAACACTATACTTATCAGGTCAGTGGACAAGAATAGAAAGTAATTTATACACTCAAGCAGTATATTATGAACCAACTAGATTGGCTTCATATTATGATTTTGAAAGTATGGAATTTACTCCAGAAATTTCAGCGGCTTTGGACATATTTGCTGAAGAATCAACTACACCTAACGAAGATGGATTTATTTTACAAATATATTCAGAATCAAAGAGGATAAAAGCTGTCTTGGCGGACCTTTTTAATAACAAATTAGATATAAACACCAACCTACCAATGTGGACAAGAAATGCTTGTAAGTATGGTGATAATTTTGTTTATCTAAGATTAGACCCTGAAAAAGGTGTTGTTGGTTGTAATCAATTACCAAATATTGAAATTGAAAGGTTAGAAAGAGGGATGGGGGCTAGAGCTGCCAAAATGGAAGAAGATCCAAAAAATAGAGGGTTGAAATTTTTGTGGAAACAAAAAGATATGGAATTTAATACGTGGGAAATGGCCCACTTTAGATTATTAGGTGATGATAGAAAACTACCATATGGAACATCTATATTAGAAAAAGGAAGAAGAATTTGGAAACAATTACTTTTAGCTGAAGATGCTATGTTAATATATAGAACATCTAGAGCACCTGAAAGAAGAATATTTAAAGTTTTTGTTGGTAATATGGATGATAAAGATGTTGAGGCATATGTACAAAGAGTTGCAAATAAGTTTAAAAGAGACCAAGCAACAGATCCTAAAACAGGTAATGTTGATTTAAGATTTAATCAAATGGCGGTTGACCAAGATTATTTTATCCCTGTTAGGGATCCGGCAGCACCAAGTCCAATTGACACACTTCCAGGCGCACAAAATCTTTCTGAGATTGCGGACATCGAATATATTCAAAAAAAATTATTAACATCTCTTAGAGTCCCAAAAGCATTTTTGGGATTTGAGGAGGTTGTTGGAGACGGAAAAAGTTTGGCACTTCAAGACATTCGTTTTGCCAGAACTATTAACCGAATTCAAAAAAGTATGTTACAAGAATTAAATAAAATTGCAATCATACATTTATTTTTATTGGGTTTTGAAGATGAGTTAGAAAATTTTACTCTGTCTTTAACCAATCCATCTTCACAGGCAGATCTTCTTAAAATTGATGTTTGGAAAGAAAAAGTTTTACTATACAAAGATGCGGTTACGCCAATAGAAGGAATTGCACCTGTTTCTATTTCTTGGGCTAAAAAACATATTTTTGGATTCTCAGATGATGAAATTAAACTTGACATACAACAACAAAGAATTGAAAAGGCGGTTGCAAAAGAACTTGAGTTAACCGCCGAAGTTATTAAGAAAACAGGTATTTTTGATAATGTCGATAGACTTTATGCGAAAATTACAGGATCAACAGAATCAGTCACCGCAACTCCTCCTCCACCACCAGGTGGTGAAGATATGGGAATGCCACCTCCAGCTGGAGGTGAAGAAGCTGGAGGAACACCACCGCCAGGACCTGAACCAGGTGGTGAAGCTGGCGTTACACCCGAATCTACAAATAAAAATGATTTAAATATTCTATTAGAAACAGACGATTTAAAAGGAAATTTATATTTAGATTTATCAAAGGCAAAAAATTCATTAGGAGATATGG